GGAACTGTTTTAGGATTATTTTGTATAGCAGAGAGGACAATTTGTATCCAATTGTTTTGTTCGTTAAAGGTAGTGGAATGAATATCGTCATGCCTAAACCGAGTACCAAGACAAATAGCCCGACCCCCTTCAAACATAGTAGGAGCAATAACTGCATTCCAATTTTCCTGCATCGTTTTACGAATATCAGGATTGGCAATATCAGCAGCTGATTTAATAGCGTCATCTATCATGACAAGATGAGAACGCTTAGATGTAACAGAACCTTTTAATCCAGCAGCACAAAGAGTAAATTGTTCTTCACCAGTGGTATCTATACCTGCAAACTTATGATCAATCGACCAGTATTCATTACTCGTTACGTTCTTAAGTAGACGAACTTTAGGAAAGACTTCTTGGTATCTTTTGCTTTCAATAATACGTTTAATTGTTGCTGATTTAGATCGTGCAATATCAACTGTATAAGAGAGATAAAGAACTTGTAACGGAAGACCAGCTTGTGTATGAACACCAATAGCCCATGCAGTTAATAAACCAAGAACAGTTGATTTAGCAGAACCACGGGGGGCTAATAGATCTATATTTGGTCCAGCAATTTTTATTAAACAGCTACTATCTTCATTGGTAACAAACTTTCGATTCCATTCTTGATGATGAAGAGCAGGAGGTTTATCTGCTACATAATCACAAAAATAGCCAAAGTCATCTCTTGCTCGTTTTAAGTCTGCTAAATTTTTAGGTTTCTTTATTTGTTGATTACGTGCAGCAGCCTTCGCATTACGTCTATATGCAAGATGGGTATATGAAGGCACAAGAAATAATCAAAGTATTACTTTAATAATAACTAATAAATTATTTTTAAACATGACGACCTGCATCATCAATCTCTGCAGGATGTTTTTGAATTTCAGGATGTTGGCAAGTATCGCAATCTCCTGAAGTTTTATTTACTTTGTTTTTTTTTGCTCTTTATACTTTTTAGCTTTTTCTAAAGCAGCTTTACGTTTTTCTTTATCTGACATTTCTGTACCATCATCCTTCTTGGCATTTTTATTTTTAAAATACTCAACAAGTTGAGGTGGCATTTTACCTTTAGCCATTATTTCATTCCTCCACCACGTAGTTGAGCCATTCTTGCTAAGAAATCTTGAAGTCCACTAGCACCACCTATTCCTCCGAATAAACCTGCTTGTCCTTCAGGAATACGACTTCCTCTACCTGGTCCAAATTCTGTGCCACCTCTTCTAGGTCCTTTCTTTCCTCCAAATGGTGGTCTACCTGGGATTTCTCCTGGTCCGAATTGATCTTTTCCTCTTATTGGTCTATCTCCTTTAGGTGGGAAGTAAGGAAGTGGTACAAGATCTCCTCTAGGTGGGAAAGTTTTATCTGGTCTACCTCCTGGAGGTCTACCTGGTAAAGATCCTTCACCTGGGAAACCTGGGAAAGGTCTTCCTCCTCTTGGTGGGAACTGGTCATCTCCTATTGGTCTACCTTCTTTAGGTGGCATAGGAGGTCTACCTTCTCTAGGTGGTCTACCTTCTTTAGGAGGTCTACCTTCCATTGGAGGTTCAAAAGGTCTACCTTCTTTAGGAGGGGGAAATCCTGGCATAACATCTTCCCTAGGAGGCATAGGAGGTCTACCTGGCATTCCTTTGCCTCCTTGTTTTTGCTTTCCTTCCCTATCATTTTGATCCATACGATCTTCTATAACAGCTCTAGCTCTACCTTTTGCTTCTGGTCCACGACCTTTTCCTTTTCTACGTATTGATTCAGCTCTTCTAGCTTGACCTGAAGCTGCTAGTTGTTGTCCTAAAGCACCTTTTTGTAATGTACCAGCACCCATTTTTATTCACTAAAATTTTCGCTTAAATATATTTTAATTCACCTATTCTTCTAACTGCATTCTTGCCCATACACTCATAGTTGCTTCTTCTAATGGAATCTCAATTGGATCATCTTTAAAGATAAACATTAATTCTCTAATAGCTCGATCTGCACCAGCCATTAAAATTCCTTTTCTATCTTTTGTATTCGTAAACTTTTCAACTTGATCTATATGACCACGTAATTCTTTTTGCATAGATGCTATACGTGCAACACCTGCATCACGTTTAACTAATCCTGTCTCAACATCAGCTCTTAACTTACGAATATCTTCTTGCATTGCATCTATTTCAAATAGAAGCTTTTGACGATGATCTGGTTTTTTATATTCTTTTTTTACCCAGAGATCACACGCAGTAATAGATCCTCGATAACCAAGGAATCGAGAATATAAATATATTTCAATGACCGAGTAATTATCAGAAGCAAACGAACAAAAAGATTCTTGAGTTGATGAATCTAAGTTATCAACCCAAGCATCAAATAGCTCAATATCTATAAGCTCGTTGCGCCTGTTTGTAGTCTCGCTCTTCGTCTTTTTGCTTATACTGTTGCTCTTGCTCGGTAGCACGACGTTTTTCTTCGGCTCCTTTGCCGATTGTTTGCCTATCTTGTTCACCAGCATCCTCCATTTTTTTCTTGGAAAATTCGTAGGCAACTCCAGCAGCCTGTTTGTATTTGTCTATATCAAACCAGTCATCAACATCTGACTGACCTGTTGGTACTGAACTAGCCATAACGAATATATCCTAATAGAAATTTAGAAGTTGCTCATCATGTTGGCAAGACCAGCAGCATAGGTGTCACGACGACCTTCTAGAGACTTCTGACGTGTCTGACGACCTTTAGAAGCTTCAAGACGACTTAGTAGGTCTTCAAACTTTTTAATATCAAAATAGTCATCATCAGGTGCAATTCCCGTTCCGTCTGTCATGTGTCTAACTCATATAACTAAAATAATTATAGCAAGTGTATTTCTAGAAACTAAATGCGTTTACAACACCTGCATATACATCACCTTCTTTTCCAATTCGTGTGATTTCTTTATTACCTTCAACCTTGAGTTTCGTAACTTCTTTATCAATGTTGCCTTGAAGATTAGTTAAACCAGCACTATATAAGAACTTACGTCCTTCACGAATATTATCCATTGCAAAGTCGATCTCTGCAGGAGTTCCTTGATATTTATCTTTCCAACTAGGCATCTTAACGCCTGTATCTGCTTCAAGATTTCCTTGATAACTAGGAAGGAGTGACTTATCAAAGTTAAATGTACGTGTACCTGTACGGTTCCCAGAGGCATCTCTTTCCTCTTTACCATACATTGTGTCGTAATAGTTCTCTAAATAGCTACGCTGGAACTTATCCTTGTATTCAGAACCAGAAGTAAGACCTGTCTTAAAGCTATCAATATCTTTGTAGTAACCAGAACCAAATCTTTCTTTAGCTTTAGCTATTTCATCAGCAGTACCTTGTCTACCTAAGATTTCTTCATAGGCTGCTTTGATATTTGTATCTCTTCTTTGTCCTAGTAAACCACCACCAGTAGTTCCACCAGTTGTACCTCCTGTAGTTCCACCAGTCGTACCACCTGTAGTAGAAGATCCTCCATGATAGAAATTACCTAAGTTATTTAAAGCTGTATTAACACTCCAGTTCTTCCATTTATCAGGAGTCGTATAAGTTGGAGCAGTAGTCCATCCACCTTCAGGACCATCACTATCTTTATAACGATCCCACATCTGACGTGGATCAGTACCACCTGACCATGCAACACTACCGTCAGCTAAGTTGTAATCTGTAGCGTAATCTTTTAACTGAGTTTCAGCTTGATTGTAGTCAATTAATCCTTTACCTAACTTGGTTTGTACACCTTGCTTAAACGCATCCCAACCTGCTCTACCAGAAGTTTGCTTACCTTTCTTAGTCTTATAAGCCTGTAATTGAGTTGTCCAATCTCTATAATCTCTATCTTCACTCTTACGATTTTCTGCTTTTAAATAATCTTGGAACGTAGTATCTTTTTCTTCTTTCGGATAGTTAATTGTTGTATTGCCTTTGTTATGTACTAAAAACTTACCTGAAACATAAGTATGAGCATCTTCAACAGTTAGATGAATAACATCACCTTTCTCTGTCTTCTTGCGATTAGTAAGAGCTAATTCTCCTTCTATTGTTGCAACTGTATTACCTCTACTTAAGTCTTTAGCCTTAATCCATTTCTTTCTATTAACTGAATAGAATTTATGGTTAGGAGAACAAGTAATCTTTTCTCCAGAGAAATGAAGATCAAGTAATTTAGATTCTTCTTTATTTACAAAGACAACTTTATGCGTACCACGATTAAAAGTATGTTGATCAACAG